TCCTGCCCAAGGGACCACATACACATCCCTCGCAGTTTCCATCGGTATGCTGCCTGGTTCGCCCAATAGATCAGGCTGTCCACATCCTGGTAATACAGAATAGAAAAGCCGTCCGAGTCCCCAAGGAACAATCGTGAAATCCAAATGTTGATGTCCCTTGGGATAATTTTTGCCGTGTAATCATTCCCGCACTCAAGTGGCATGATGTGTGAGTGGTAAAATTCGTAGTCCAACGAAATATCCTCACTGCGGGTATTGTATTCTTCCACATCAGAAGTCAGCGTGAACACCTGGAACTCCTCATCCCATGTGCAGTTGCTACGCTTAATCCTGCCAAAGGAAGTCTCCGTACCGTCTGGCATTACCACATCAAACCTCTCATACGGCTCATACGTCCAGGCATCACCCAGACGGAGCAATTGGCAGTTGATTTGGTTATCGGAGCGGATACCTGCATAACCGTTGCCACTGCCGACCATTGCCGTAAAACGGAGTGTATTGGATGCAGAGGAATAAACACGCACCTTGTTTCCACGCTTACGCATTTCAATGGTGTAAACATTCGGATTGGTACGCAGGTCTGCTTTCGATGTCTTGGAAAAGTCTGTGGCATAACTGCCTTTCAGTGTAGAACCCTCATACAGTTCGATACGCTGCGTATCATAATTTAAACAGCAGAACAGTGAGCCAAGAAAAATTCCTGCCCTGCCACCGCCGTTCTCCGGGAAGATAATCTGCGCCCTCAGATGGATGTCCGAAAAGCCGTTATAATTCCATGCAAGCTGTCCGTAACCCTCAAGCTGTGAATACGGTCGGTTTGCCGTGCTGTCCGGGTCTTGCCACACATTCCACTCACCAGAGAGAACTGTCCAGTAGCTTTCCGGTATTTTTTCTTCATCACGGAAGTCCTCATACCAAACAAGTGCCGAGTCAGGCTTTCGGCGGAGCATCTCAAGTGTCAGCTTGAAACCTGTCGCAGGACCCACCATATCTCCGTTCACGTCCTTAAACTTTCGTGGTGCAAGGGTGTATTCTGCTTTTCCCACCGTAGGCTCTTCAGAAAAATCAGTGCAGACACGGAAACCATAAAACTGCACACCGTTTACACCGACAGAAATGGTCAGCGTATGCTCTCCCACAGAAAGGCTCACTCCATTGGCAAGTGTCGCCCAGAAGGTTGTCCTCCAATACGGCCACCAAATCCTGTCCTCGGAAAAGTGGACGATACTGCCATCCAACGATGCGTAGATGCTGTTTTTATCCCAAAACGGATAACAAAGGCGAATGGCAACATCGTATGTGCCTGCCTCATCAATAGTGAATTTGTATGTGGCTGAACCTTCATCACCAAGCGTTACCAAAGTTTCTGATACGGACACCACACCACCGTAGCTGTCCGGCTCGGCATTATGGTCGATAATAATTTCTCCAAACTCCGCCTTTTGCTGCTTGGCATAGGCCGTCAGATATCGTCTGCGGTTATAGGTTTCGGTCATCAGCGGATAAGAATAATCCGTTGCATCTCTTCCTTCCATATAATCGTACACATGGGGCAATGCCCACGGCCCCATATCGTAATCATCCCAATAGGAAACTATAGGAATGAACGGCTGTGGAGGTGCATCATCGGTAAAATTGTAAACACCCTGCATCCAGTATTTCGCTGCATAATAGGTATGAGATGTGCCTCGGTAATATTTGCCCAGGTTCTCCGGCGTGTCATAAATCTGCCAATTCCAACCGTAGGCAGGCATACCGAGGAATACCTTGTCGGGATTCATAACTTTCGTTGCATAATCATAAATGCCCTCAAGCCAGCTCCTCGGAGAAACAGGACCGGGAGCAGAACCCGCCCAAGCCATACCGTAACTCATAATGGAAGCCGTATCACAGTATTTATCCAAATCACCATATACGCACCAGTTTTCGCCACCAACCGAGCCGTTAACCGAGGTCATACCCGGAAGGCAGATGTTCATTTCCTTGGTAGAATCGTAGGCTTTTACGGTTTCGTAGATATGCTTGAACATAGCTGTGGACGCTGCATGGGTAGAATAATCATCACCCTTTTCCAGGTCGATATCCACGCCATTGCACCACGGGTATTTCTCCATGATTCGGACAAGTTCGGAACAGAAGGTGTCCTGTGCGCCATTCGTATTATTACGCAAAGCCTTAAAGATAGAATTTGCACCATCGTTAGCAACGGTTAGCAACCATCGGATATGCGGCCATTTGTTAATATAGGTCAGCATATTGCTGATGGGAACACCACTCTCCGTAATCGTTCCTGTGGCATCCACTTTAAAAGAAAACAGACCGATAGTGTCGATACGGTCACCGTAATCACGCAAGGCTTCGTACATTCTGGAATTGCCCATGAATGTCCACACCATGATGCGTTTGCCTTTTAATTTATCCCTCAAATCGAAACACCTCCATCCGACATCTGCTGCAATTCAAAAAGCACCCTGGCTGACTTGCCGTCCTCCAAGGTGACTTTGTGCTTGGAATCCCAAGCGGCGCTATATTGGTAAAAGCCCTCTTTCGGCTCTTGAATGCCGTTTTTGGTGCATTCCCGCACCGATGCAAGTAGGGCAAGGTCATCTTCCGCAGCGAGGGCATTTGGAAATACGACCCGCTGTCCACCAACACCCTGGGCAAGCTGAACCGAGCCTGCCGCCATATCGGATTTGGGGTAGATATGGATGTCCAGACCGCCGGAGGTATCACCGACATTGCAGATGATGACCGTTTCCGCAGAGCGAACCACGCCATTGAACCACACCTTGTCGCCCTCCACGAGCCGACTTTCGGTATGTGGCACATAGCCTGTTAGTGCCGGTCCCTCTTGTAGCATAAGGTCAGTAAACCAAATCGTGCCGGAGCAGTTGGTGACGGTAGGCTTCACCGTTACACTCATGACACGCATATCCTGTTTCTTGTTTATAACCTCCGCCAGACGGATGAATACAGGATTAGCCATCCAGTACCCACTTTATCTCGCAGGGATGACCTACCCATCCCGTGGCTACAGAACCGGGCTGCAGCAAGAGGTCAGTAATATAGAAAGTGCCTGTGCAGTTGGTAATGCACACACGCACCGTAATTGATTTGACCTTGGAGAAGTAGCTTTCCGGCGTGATCTTCTCCGAGGTTTTAGAAAAGTAAGCCATAGAGCACCTCCATCAATAAAGATCGATGAAACGGGACTCAATGCTGCCGTCCTCGTATTCGATGACTACCTCAATACCGACCTGGGAGTCACTGCCCAGCTTCTCCAAATCGTCAGAAGCAATCTGCGCTGACAGCGTATAACTGCCACGGTTGGAAGGATATACGGTCTGGGCAAGGCTCAATGTCATGCCTTCCACACCCACAGCCTTGAAGGAAGCCGTGCCGGATGCACCGTTTTCTCCGTCAGCCTCAAAGCCGGAACTGACCCAATAAGCAAGGCCGTCATCGGCACGGGAGTTTCGCAGATGGTTGAATGGCACCAATTCACGGATATCGTTGTTGGATACCATTCCTGTACCTTCCAATGCATCTGCAATGGTATCAATGGAACTGACCGAACTGCCGAGATTTTTCAGCGTAGTGGAAAGTTCCAATACCGTGTTCCAAGGCTCCTGCAGGTTATATTCACGGCGCACGATACGGGTGGTAACGGAAAGTCCCAAATCCTTATCTTCCACACGGACATAATCGCCAAGGTTCCAGGCTTCATGCTCATAGCCCGTCAGAACGGACAAGTCCATCGCATTCAGCACATAGGAAACGGAAGGCTTGCAGTATTCCGCAAGGCGCATGGCCGTGTACTCCTTCATCTGATATGGGTTGGTAAAAGAAGAACAATCCAGAGTGGTAATACGCACTTCCTTGGAATAGGTAAAATCCTCAAGGTAAGGCTTGCCACCGTTGATGTCAGCAAATGTCATGCCGTTGGCACCAACCGCATAAAGCCTTGTTACAAGGGAGCGGGTGTCCACCACACGCTCGATGCTTTTCATGTTCTTCTTGTAGGCAAACAAGGCACCGCTGTCTTTGCCATTTAGCGTCAGCAGATGCACCAGTCGGTTCGGACAGTCAAAAACGAGGTCACCACCGTGAAGGTTGGCAACGCTGCGGAGGATGGACAGAGCGTTCTTTTCTGTGGAAGTCCATGTTCGCTTGGTGGTAACATTGACCGTTCCCACGCTCCACTCCGTATCGGCAAGGGCATACGCCATAGCAGCCTCCGCCGTTTCCGCATCAAACTTCTTTTCTTCCTTACGGACGGAAAAGGTCAAATCATAAAATTCTGCCTCAGCATACACCTGTGTGACCGTATTTCCAGTGGTATCCTTTACATCCGTGATGGTGCGAATTTTATAAATATCATCAACGATCTGGATTTTCTTCTCGTTTTCAAGATATTTACGCTTGCCGTCACGGAACGGAATGGAAAAGGTCAGCGTGTCCTCGCCGTTGATTTCGCCCGTTACGATGATATCGTAGGCATTCTCCAAAATGGCCTCCCACGCTCCGTTATCATCAAGCACCACAGGACGGGCATAACCGATTTTTTCATAGGGTGCTTTCGGAATGTCATAAAGGCGGATATCTACAAGTTTCGGTGTCTTGGAAGTATCCGAGGTGGTCAGCGTCACTTTGAAACGGATATAGTTTCGGTTCGGAGATTGCAGTTTTCCATCTGCACCGACAGATACCCAATCACTCCAATCCACAAGGTCATCACTTGTGGATGTTTCCACCGATGCCACTGCCGTTGTGCCTGCGATATATTCACTGGTATAAGACACTCTTCCCGTGCCGGACAGATTACACTCCATAGCTTTGGTATAAAGAATACCGCTTTCCGGGTACACGCCATCGGTAGCTTTCAGCGTTACGCAGTCGGCTACGGTCAGGGCATCCACGTCAGCGGAATTGGACGCACCGTTGCAGAGAATCGTTGCATTGAAATAATCCACCAAATCATCTGCGGTAAGCGGCGAATCACAGTCCAGGAACCATTCATCAAAGCCACCAGCGTAGTAGTAGGTGCCAGCATGCATACCCATGACAAGGTCAGCCACGCACTCAGTGTTTAAGATGCCGGTGAAGGTCAGCACATCCGATACAAAGACCTCGCCGCTGTCACGGTCACCAATGACATAGGTGAACTTCTTGTTAGTGGGTTCAATGACACCGGCGATAAAATACCAACCGCCGTTGACCAGAGAAAAGCTCGGTGTCACGGTTTTGTCCAGTATCAGGGAGCCGGAGGAATTGTAAAGCATAATTCTCGGTTTGCCGGAATATAGGGACAGATAGAAGATAGGATTGCCGGGACCATATCGGGTGTTAAAAATCGGACAGAAGGTGTTACCGACAGAATAGGTTGTCGGGTTCATCCAGCCGCCCACAACAATACGTTCGCCGAGGTTTGCAAAAATGCTGCCATCGTTGGTCACCTGCAGGTGGGTTTTCTCCGTGGTCGGATTGTTGATGTTCATACGGAACTGGCGACCCTTTTGGCTGCTCTTGAGGCTGGCCGTAGTGCCGCTCCAGTTCACAATCAGCATTTTTCTGTCGTTGCCGGAGGAATCCAGCAGCATGTTATCGGCATCTGGCGCAGATTCATTGAAACGCCACAGGCCACTCATCCCATCAATATAAGGAAATTCTCCTGTGAAATCTGTCTGGGATGTAAGAATACTTTTAACAGCCACTGTATCACCTCCATCTGCTGTTTGCCTCTATATTGAGTTCGGTGAAGGTAGCATTAGAAGTAGAGACCACCACCGTGTTTGTACCGGTTTCCATTACCGGGAAGTTCAGTTCATATAAAAGTGGCAGGCCGTTGCGAAGCGTGTCGCCAACGGAGTCCACCACCTTTGCAGTAACAAGATTGGAATCCACGATCAGCGTTTCCCCCTCGGCCAGTGCGCCGGTGATACGCAGATCTTCACCATTCGTTATGTTGGAAATGTAGCTGTCGGTATCGGAAGAAACCACACCCTGAATGGAATACACCGGTTCCGAAAGTGTGGTGCCAATGCTGCGAGATATTTCATGTTCGCCTTCCTCAGAAATCACAAAAGTCTCGTCCTCCAGCGCATAGGCGTGTGGATCAGGACAGATGAATTTCAGAGTAAAGGTACCAGCAGAGCGCAGCAGCCTTTCGCAGTCCACAGCCTCCGACAATCTGGCCATAAAGTATCGGTCCGGCACTTCATCAAGTACCAGCTGCTTCAGTCCCTTAGTCGGGTCAAGCCACTGTGCCATAGCGTCCAGCACAGAAACCAGCGCAGCAAAATCCTTCTGGGGATAGATGTAGCAAGTGAGCGTGATAATACGCTCACCGCTGTCACATCCAAAGTCCGCCACACCAGCTTTGCCGGGGACGGTTTCATAAAAATTACGCAAAGCCGGTGAAGCCTGCCAAGAGGTCAGTCTTGCTTTGATTTTCATATTTTTCGATGCGGTTCCATTGAAATTAAAGCCCAAAACGGCCACCTCCTTTAAGCAGTCAGCACACGGCCCTGCGCACGAGAACCGGTCTGCATCAAGTTATAAAGTTCCTGCGATACCTTTCGGATATCGTCTTCGCTGCGGACTACCATTTGCTGTACAGTCACAAGGGAGCCGTACATTCCATCCATAACAGAAGAACGGCCATCCGCACTGCTTTCTGTCAGCGCATCGGCAGCGCCAGCGTCCAACGCAAAGTCGGTCGGGATAGAGGTTTCCATATCCCTTGCCAGTCCGTTCATTACGGAATTGATGTCGTCCGCCATACCTTCAGCAGCGGCAACCGCATCCTTACCATTGGTATTGATTGCACCTGCCAGACCTTCCACAAGCATTTCACCGACCCATCCCATTTCCTTGGACGGAGATGCAATGCCGAAGAAGTCACAGATACCATCCCAAATGGAAGATATCCAACCGGACACCTTATTCCAGAGCCAAGACGCAAGGGACTGGATGCCCTGCCACAAGCCTTTGACAAGGTTGACGCCGACCTGCGCCATTTGGGAGACGCCTTTACTCAAGGCATTCACAATGCCCGTGATAATCTGTGGCACAGCCTTCACGATTGTTGCAATAATGGTCGGCAGATTCTTAATCAGTGAAGTCAGCAAACTGATACCCGCCTGTACAATCTGAGGAATATTGTTGATAACCGCATTGACGATGCCGGAGATGATTTCCGGAATGGCTGCCACAATGGTTGTGATGATTTCCGGCAGTGCCTGGATAAGTGCAACAAGCAGGTCGATACCCGCCTGTATAATCTGTGGGATTGACCCAAGCACCGCTGTGATGATACCCTCAATAATCTGCGGGATTGCCTCCACGATTGCCACAATGATTTCCGGCAATGCAGATACAAGCGAGGTCAAAAGCTGAATGCCTGCATCGATAATCTGCGGAATCGCACCGATGACAAATTCCACGATGGCAAGAATAATGGAAGGCAGTGCCTCAATCAGCACCGGAATCGCATCAAGCAGACCCTGTGCCAATCCCATAATCAACTGCAACGCTGCATCCAAAATCATCGGCAGGCTGTCAATCAGACTCTGCACAATGGTAATGACCGCCTGTACTGCTGTGGGAATCAGCGTAGGAAGTGCCTCGCCGATTCCCTGCACCAAAGACATCACTATCTGAATGGCCACATCAATCAGCAACGGCAGATTTTCAATCAGCGTGTTTACGATGGTCATCAGTGCATCGATTACCACGGGGATAAGTTCCGGCAGCATGGTAAGTATGGTATTCAGCACCTGCGAAAACAGGTCAACCACGGTATCCAAAAGTGTCGGAAGAAGTTCTCCCACCGTTGCAAGCAGGGCGTTCAGAGCCGTAGGCAGTGCTGCTATGATGTTTTCAATCACGGGAGTGATGTTGGTCAGCACATCCTGGAACGCATCCACCACATTGTTGCAGAGCATTTCAATGTCTGCATCAGCATTACCGAAACCTACGATAAGGTTATCGATGGCGGCCTTCATGGAGTTCAAAGAACCCTCAATGGTGTGTTCCGCCTCTGCTGCCGTTGCACCCGCCACACCCATGCTCTCTTGAATCACATGGATGGCAGAAACCACATC